AAGATCTTATCTCCAGAAGTAAACTGTTCGTTTCCAGAGATATTTGGATCTGGAATGAAGAATGATCCAAGCAAACTTCCAACTTCATCGGTTACTAATCTGACATTTGTTATCTCAGCTATAGCACCGCTTGTTTGTCCTCTAAGAATTGTTCCAGCAGAAACCCATCCATAAAAGTCTCCTTGAACTTCTTCTGAAAGAGAGAACGTATCAACATTCAATGTTGTTGATGTTGAGGAATATGTTTCTGGAACAGTTTGAGTCGAATTGTATGGGTTTGCAGTATAAATTTCCTCTGGATTGTTATACGGTCCAGTCTTATGATTAGACTGAGCGACTCTAAATCGAATGTGGGGATTTGTCTCAGACAATTCTGCTGAAATTTCTTGAGCCTGTGTTGATCCAACAACAGTCTCTCCAACCTGGAAAGTTCCAGATGTCATTGTAATCTCAAGAAGTTTGGGGAAACAGTATTTGTTTACATCAATTCCATCAAAGAATGCATACATTTTTGTGTATGCTTTGAGTCGATATGATTTGAACTCAACGTTTCTAGATCTAACAAGAGGTAAAACTTCAGAACTAATAACCTTATCACCTTGAGATTCTGTATTGAATTGTTCTGTTACAACTTTTCTAGATCCACTTCTAGATGAAACTCCAGTTTTTGTTGTAGTATTTGTTGTAACATCGACTACATCAGTTCTCGTGGTAATTTCAGTTCCTACGACTCTACTATTTGGCATTACACCGCCAGTAAATCCTGGTCTAGTATTACCAAATCTATCAACTACAGACTCACCACGCAGTCTTCTAACACTGTTTTCAAAGGAGAATTCATTTACTCCAACAATATTTCTATTTTGATCTGCCAGGGACCACCTTTCGCCAGATAAGAATCTATCTCTTAATTGAATAGCATCGTTTAATCCAATTTGTCTGTCAATATTTGAAGTGGAATCTGAAGTTTGATTGACTCTTTCTGTTCTAGATGCAACATCTTCGCCAGTCCAAATAGTAGTCCATGAATTCCAAACTATTGGAGTAAGGCCTGTTTGTGGATCTAATCCTTCAAGTGCAGATAATTCATTAACAGTGGATGCATAATTTCCTTCAACATTAATAGTCCTAGAAGCAAGTCTTGTAGTGTCTACCCAAGTGTCTGACGCTGGGTTCAGGAAAATAGTTCCTTCCCAGAATTTAACTAGGAATGGTGTAACATTTTCTACTCTTGTAGCAAATGGGTTTTTCACCCACTCAATATCACTGTAATCTAAGGTAATAATTCCATTATTTTTTCTAACATTGCTTCCATCTAAATCAGTAGCATAATTTAAATCGACATTTGGATTTGAAGTAGTGCCAATTCCAATGATGGAATTTGATCCGACAAGCAAGTCTAATGAAGTTGTATAGTGGGAAGGTCTTAATTCACTATTTGATGAATCAATACTGTTTTTGATGCCAATAGATTTGTTCTGAGATGAAAAATCTTTAAAGTTATCTACAAAGAACCCTGATTTATAACGATTTAATCCATTAGCATCACTTATGAATAGATTTGAAGTGTCAGATTCAAGTAAGGATAGTGATGTATAATATTCTAAATTTTTAATTCTATCCTCAAGATTTTTAATATCAACCATTCTATATCTCTTATAATCTAAGAGATTGATCGAGGCTGCTGAAGTATTATAGAGAAATGGTGGTAAATTGATTCTTGCAATCTCCAACGCATTGTCAACAGACGTTGGTAGTTCTGGTTTTTCCGCTGGTGTTCCATATTTAATCTGGAAAACCCCATCCTTTGTCAAGAAGACCCTATCAATTCTTGGAAGATAGAATGAATATGATAGGATTATATTTTCATCAGATGCTAAAATGTTCGAAGCAGAACTTCCCTGTGTTGTGAAGTCTCTTCCATCAAATTCAAATGGAGAGTTTGATCCTGCAGAAACTGTATAATTAGCAACTCTTGGTCTTATATCAATAATATCAGAGTTTCTAACAGAATTTATATTTGGTATTGCGGAATAGTCATATGACTTATATGAATTTACAGTGGTAATATCACCAGTATCTGAGGTGTCATAATATCCATATGAATAATAAACTTTTAACTTTTTGCTTGGGACAGATGCATTTGATCTTCTGATTAATCTTCCATAATCATAGTATGAGAATCTCTGACCATTATCAAAGGTAAATTTACCAGATACATCAATACTACTTTCATCAAGAGATGAAACTTCGCCATTAATTCCAGATTCTTCAAACGAAATATTCTCTCCAGCAATAAAACTTGAAGAATTTACTGGAGTATATCCTATTGTACTGCTATCTATTTTTTCAACAATAATTGCAATCGCTCCACTTGTAGATCCTGTAATTTTTTCTCCAAGTATTAAATCTGATGTTGTGGTTGTTGGCCCATCTAGTGATGTAATAGTAACTCTTGGAGCATTTGGAGTATTGGTGTCATAAGATTCATAGACTCTATAAACAGTTACTACGTCTGGAACATTCAGGCATATTTCGTCATCTTGAACTCTTGTTCCATATGGGAAGTTTCCATATGTCAATCCATCATTGAGCGTCGTTGATCCGATACCAGATCCATCATAAATTGATTTGTCTATAACCAAAGAGGAAACTCTCTGTAAGTTTTTAATTTTCTCTTTTACATTTGTCTTCGTTCTTGTTGATATTAGTCTTGCAGAACCATCTGAAGATAGTCCTCTAATTGTTAACTGAGTTCCGCCAGAAATTCCAAAATCAAATTGATCTGCAGATAAAGATTCTGTTCCTCCATCGGAACGAATTAGAACGTATCTTTCTTCATCAAATGGTTGGAATATTTCATTGGTTCCTGCAGTAATTTGTAATTCTCCACCAGTGATTGTCACAGTATCTTGTTTTCTGATACTTAGGGTGGATCCTGTAATATCAACATCTGATATGTTTGCTTTTGGCAAACTTGTAAATAGAGAATTCTGAGAGTTTTGCGAATAAGCTCTAATTACCTGTACGTTTTCAAAGGTTGTTTCTGTAGATGGCAATGCACCATCGCAAACACCTAAGACTGTTGTGACTCCCGCAACGGAGAATGTGGTTACTCCAACCGAAGTTACTCTTGCAAATGAATCTGTTCCAAAACCAGATCTGGTATATTTGATAATATCATTTACATGTAATTTGGTAGATATAGTTCTGTTTGATGTTGTTGCATCGCTCAGTCCACTTGCTTCACCGGTTAAGGTTACCTGACCTATATTAAAAGTAGGTGAAAGAATAATATCCGCAGAAAATGTATTTGCGGTTCCAACTATTCCATATAAAGACTTTGCATCACTTGTGTTATATTCGGTTACTGCAATAGAAATCCTTGTATTTTCAATTCCATCAAAGATTAGTTGTTCGTTTGGATAGAATGAACCTTCTCTTTGATATAAAGTTAATGCTTTACTAGAAGAAACTGATTCTTTAAGGAATGCTTTTGCACCACTAGATTTTCCCTTAACAAAAGTTGGAATTGATAATGAAATTGGCTCATTCAAAGTAACTTTGGTGTAAGTCTGAATATCATATAGAGAAATATCCCACTGATTTTCTTGTGGAGATGAAGTATTATATGATCCAGATTCTAAAGCAAAGTCATAAACTCTAGCTACTCCAATTTCTTCGCCTTGAGATGTTGTTTGGGCTACACCTGTCCTTTGATTTCTAAGACTTAACGTATAAGTGTTTCCAACTCCAATATTTGGAGTTCCATAAACTCTATTAAGAGTAAAAGCATTTCCTGTCGAATACAAAATCGACTGATTTTCTAATGTTTTTGTAGTTCTTGGCTTTTTGACATCCAAAAATGTGGGAGATAAAGTCTCAACTTCATACCCACGAACAAAGGCTTTACCTGGAGAGATTTGATATACAGCTAAATCTTCTGAAGGAGTATTTCCTGCATATGTTGTTTGATTTGAGTTGAAAATACCATTTCCTAACCCATCTTTCAAAGATTCCTTGCAAGTTACGTCAAATGGTTTTACATAATAATCTCCAGATTCATCATAAGTTCTCCTCGCAAACTCATCTGATAGAAGATTGTATTCTGTATTTGATTTTATAGACTGAACTACACCGTCACGGATTGTTGACAACTCAATAAAATTCTGATCGTTGAAGTCGTCAACATCTTTTTTGAACAGTGATACTGTAATTTTTAATCTGTCAGCACCTGGAGCTGCATAATTATTAAATCCTTGTGCGTTATCATTTAAATATGGATCTATATCTGCAGAAATAATCTCTTCATTTACAAGAAGGCCAACTCTACATGAAGGTGTATTGGAATATTGATCTAATAGAATAATTTCGTCATCTACTTGTACGAAATATCCTCTTACAAAATATACTCCACTCGAAATTGTAAATATTGCCGCAGTTGATGAAGAATTTGATGCAACTGTAGTAGCAAATCCTTGACCTGCTGAAATAAAACTACTTCCAAAAGATAAAGTCTCATCAATCAGTAAAGTTTCTGAATCTGAGAATTTAGAAGAAGAATTATCTACAGTACTAGTAGTAAGGTAACTAACATAAAGTGTATAGGTTCCTCTTTCAGAATCTTGAGATGTTAGAACCTTCTCTACTTGCGCTTTGATGTTAGTAGTTGATCCTGTAATCTTTTTGCCAACAAGTTGGTCCAAATACAAAGATACTGGTATCCCAGCAAACTCATCCTCAATCTGAATTGCCGCTACTTGATTGTTGTAAGAAGTTTGGCCTGGAATTACCTTAGCACCTTCTTTAAAAAAGTGCGTGCCAAATTGTTCGATTTGATTTTGTAGTATCGACTGAAGAGTTGTTAACTCTCTTGCCTGGACGGGATATCCTGGTTTGAAAAGGACTTTATAGTAATCCCTGTCCTTTCCACCAACAGAAGGTGCATAATAATCATCAAAGTATGGCGAGACGTTGAGATTAGTTTCTTGGGGCATAATTCTTTAGAATTGCAAAATAACTTTGATATCTTCTTTTTGATTTGTTGACCTTGTGATTGAAGGTCTATTGTCAACGTAAATTATATTTCCAGAGTATTTTTTAACCTCTGGTTGAGAAACACCTTTTACAAATTGCTGTCCAAGGTAATATGTCCTACTATTTATTACAGTACTTACACCTGGATTGGATGATGTACCAAAACTAGTATCAATTCCAAGATTGACGGATCCACCAACAACTGTTAAAGATCCTCCTGTGGATGGATTTGCAGTAAATCTATTCAAGAAATATCCATATGTTGGCACATTCTGGCCTGAAGAACTTTCATATCCAAGACCAGTAGTAAAGCCTGCCAATGATCTATCTTGCCAATATTTCAATACTCCAGTTGCTTGATCGTATGATACAACTCTTCCAACCGCTGTTGATCCAACACCAATTGTTTGCGTAATAAAACTATCTGCGGTAAAAGTTGCAGTATCATATCCAGATCCAGTTAATTTAAGAGCATAAACTCCACT